TCAGCATCTGCCCCTGCGTTTTCAACATCAGGTGATACTAACACAGGTATGTTTTTCCCTGCTGCTGACACTATAGCCTTTGCTGAAGGCGGTTCTGAAGTAATGCGTATTACTTCTGCTGGCGATGTTGGCATAGGCAATACTCCTGATGGAAAATTAGATGTATCAGGTAATGCAACATTTAGAGGTAATGGTACTGACGCATTTATTTCAATGAGAACTGTGTTTACTAGCGGATATTTTGCTTATAGACAAGGTACTTTAACGTATGAAATGAATAATGTTCAAAATGGCGCAATAACATTCTCTACTAATAACACAGAGCGTATGCGTATTACTTCTGATGGATTACTTCAATTCAACTCTGGCTATGGCTCAGTAGCTACAGCATATGGATGTCGTGCTTGGGTAAACTTTAACGGTACAGGTACAGTAGCTATTCGTGCTAGTGGTGGTGTTACATCTATTACAGATAATGGAACTGGTCTTTACACAGTTAATTTTTCATTTACTATGCCAGATGTAAATTACTCAACAATGACTACTTGTAATCAGCCTACAGGAAATACAACAACTACTCTGGCAATAGGTATCAGAGATACAGGCTCAGGGACTTCACCAAATGGGGCAAATGTGTACACAACATCAGCCGTTCAAGTTGGAATCCAGCAGTCAGATGGCGCTGAAAGAGATATGCCTAATGTAATGGTAGCAATTTTTAGATAGGAAATAAAATGGATAAACGTATTATTTATGCAACAAGTGAAGGTGTATCTATTATTGTTCCTACAGGTGAACTATCTATTGAAGAAGTAGCTCGTAAAGATGTACCTGCTGGAGTTGCTTACAAAATTATAGATGCAGAAACTATTCCTACAGATAGAGAGTTTCGTGATGCTTGGGAAGTTGAAATAGTAGAACCTGATGGTTATGGTATTGGTGCAGATGCTTGGTTTGCAGAACAAGAGGCTTTAAATGATAACAATTAACATAGACAAAGCTAAAGACATAACTAAAGATAGGTTGCGTGAAGAACGTAAACCACAACTAGAAGCGTTAGATGTACAGATGCTACGCAACTTTAGCAACCAAGAACTTCTCAATGAGATTGAAACTAAGAAACAAGTATTAAGAGATGCAACAAAACAAGTAGATACAATGACAACTATCGAAGAGCTAAAGGCTGCTTCATTACCTGTACTGGATTAACATGACTCCTGAAGAACAAAAAGAAATTCATAAAGCAGCTATTAAAGAAGCTATAGGTGAATGGTTAGATAAGCAGTTTATTACTTTAGGTAAGTGGACTCTTAAAGGATTATCTGCAATGGGTCTAGCAGTACTTGTATACCTATGGGCAGCAGCACATGGATGGCATATTAAACTATGATTAACTCACGTAAACTAGAAGACCTTCATCCAAAGGTTAAAACTCTTTGTGAAAAGTTTATTGCTTCTTGTGATAAGCAAGGTATAGATGTTCTTATTACTTCTACATACAGAGATGGAAATTCACAAAATGCTTTATATGCTCAAGGCAGAACTGCTCCTGGAAAAATTGTTACTAATGCTAAGGCTGGACAATCCTTCCACAACTGGCGTGTTGCTTTCGATTTTGTACCATTAGTAAATGGTAAGGCTCAATGGGCTGATACAGGACTATTTACTAAGTGTGGAGAAATAGCAGAACAATGTGGATTAGAGTGGGCAGGTAGATGGAAACGATTTAAAGAATTGGCTCATTGTCAATATACTGGTGGTTTAACATTGCATGACTTTCAACAAGGAAAAACATTATGATTACATATTTATTAGAACGTGCTAAAGAACCTTCATCATGGCGTGGTGCTGTATTATTAGCTACGGCTGCAGGTGTAGGTATTACTCCTGAACTAGCTAACGCTATTATTACTGCTGGTGTATCTATTGCAGGCTTACTAGGTATCTTTACTAAAGGTTAATATATGAAATCTACAAAGAAGCATCGTGGATTTAAAGCAGTACAAAAAGAGATTGCTAAGAAACAAGGTATCTCTAAAGAGGCAGCAGGGGCTATCTTAGCATCAGCTGCACGTAAAGCATCGCCAGCAGCAAAGAAAGCTAACCCTAGATTAAAACGAGTGAAAGGTAAATAATTATGCCAATGGTCGGAAAGAAATCATTCCCTTATACAGAGAAGGGTAAGAAAGAAGCTGAGATGTACGCTAAGAAATCTAAGATGAAAAAGAAACCAGCTACTAAAAAGAAAGCAATGTACAAATGAAAAAAGACTCTCGTTTAGAAAGAGCGGGAGTCTCTGGTTTTAATAAACCTAAACGTACTCCTTCTCATCCAACCAAGTCTCATGTTGTTGTAGCTAAATCAGGAGATCAAGTTAAGACTATTCGCTTTGGTCAACAAGGTGTTAGTGGTGCAGGTGCTGCTCCAAAGACTGCTAGTGAAAAAGCTAGACAAAAAAGTTTTAAAGCTCGACATGCTTCTAACATTGCTAAAGGAAAGATGTCTGCAGCCTACTGGGCGGATAAAGTAAAATGGTAAAATCTAAAGTAAACTCTGCTAACAACTATACTAAACCTTCTTTAAGAAAGAAGTTGTTTGAGAAGATTAAAGCAGGGTCTAAAGGTGGAGATCCTGGAGAGTGGTCAGCTCGTAAGGCTCAATTACTTGCTAATGAATATAAAAAAGCAGGTGGAGGTTACAAGTAATGGCTTTAGCTAAAAGTCAAAAGTCCCTAAAGAAGTGGACTAAAGAAGAATGGGGAACCTCTGATGGTAAACCTTCTAAAGGTAAGAAACGTTACTTACCAAAGGCTGCTTGGGATTCTTTATCAGCTTCTGAAAAAGCTGCTACTAATAAAGCTAAAGCTGAAGGTAATAAAAAAGGTAAACAGTTTGTTAAACAACCTAAAGCAATTGCTAAAAAAGTAGCCAAATATAGATAAAATAGTTGACAAATATACTATATTGTGGTATAATTGTGGTATAACTTAGGAAAGTATAATGAATTATTTAGATATTGTCAATAGTGTTTTACGTAGACTTAGAGAAAATGAGGTGTCTTCTGTACAAGAAACTCCTTATAGTAGACTTATTGGCGATCTAGTTAATGTAGTTAAACGTGAAGTAGAAGATACTTGGGACTGGTCTGTCCTACGTACAACGTTAACTGCAGTAACTACTAATAGTTTATTTAACTATGAACTTCAAGGTTCTACTACTCGTATTAGAATTTTAGATATGTTTAATGATACTGATAATATCATTATGCAACAACGTAGTACTAAGTGGTTTGATAGACAATTCTTACTTTCAAATCCTGAATCAGGTTCTCCTTACTACTACAACTTTAATGGTGTTTCTACTGATGGAGATACTCAAGTAGACTTCTATCCAATTCCTGATGGAGTTTACAATCTTAGAATTAACTGTATTATTCCTCAAGCTAAGTTAAATTTAAATACAGATAAGATTCTTGTACCTGCTGATGTAGTTATCGAAGGTACTATCTCTCGTGCTATTTCAGAACGAGGTGATGATGGTGGTAATGTAGAACATGAAATGCGTTACCGTAGTATGTTGGCAGATTACATTGCTATTGAATCTGGTCAACGTATGGATGAAATTACTTGGAGTCCTTACTAATGCCTGGTGCTTTAAAAGCAGCAAGTAATGCTACACTAGGTTTCTTGGGTTTAAATACTCAAGAGAGTGGTGTGACTCTTGACTCTGGTTATGCCAAGAAAGCTATTAACTGTATTATTGATAGATATGGTAGGTTAGGTAGTCGTCGTGGATGGCAAATGCTTACCACTAATAATAGCGACTTAGCTGATTCTGAATATATTGAATCTATATTTGAGTTTAGAGATGTAGGTGGAAACTCTACATTTTTATCAGCTGGTGGCGGTAAGTTATTTTCAGGTACAGATACTTTAACTAGAAAATTAGTATTTGGTCCTGACTCTGGTGGACCAGTAGCATTAGCAACTCAACCTACCTTTACAGGTAATCGTTGGCAGTTTGCTGCATTACAAGAAAATGCAGGAGCTTCTGCTGAGTCATATGCTTTTGCTGCACAAGCTGGTAATAGAATGATGGTATACAGAGAAGGTGCCCATAGTGGCCCTTATGTATTTCAAAGAATTGGTGATTATGGAACAGCTCCAAGTGGTTTAGGTTTATTTGATCCTGATTGTGTTCATGCTGCTTTTGGTAGATTATGGACTGGTAGAGTTACTGAAAATAAAACAACAGTATTTTATAGTAGACTATTAGATGGAGCTCATTTATCAGGTACAGGATCTGGATTACTAGACATTGGTGCAGTAGTTGGAGGCAACGATGAAATTGTTGCTATTAGTTCTTACAATAAATACTTAATTATTTTTTGTTCTAATAACATTGTTGTTTATGATAATGCAGATGATCCTACTACAATTGCACTAGCTGATGTTATTAATGGTGTAGGCTGTATTGCTAGAGATTCTGTACAACAAACAGGTAC